GTGACTACAACGGCTTCTACCACCACATGATTCAACAAGTGCGGGTAGAAGAAGAGGACAACAAAGGAAAGATCATCGTTCGTTGGCAGAAAAATTCCAATCCTGACCACTGGCACCACGCTGATATGTTCGCATTCGTGGCGTCCATGGGCAAACCACAGATGGTAATTCCGACCAACCTGGCTGCGGCGATGCAAAGGGCGGGTACGCCAGCGGCTGCCTAGGAGGAATCATGCCGCTTCGTGGTGGAGCAGCAAAAGCTAGAAGGGCAATGCGGAAAAAGTACGGAAAGAAGAAAGGCGATCAAGTTTTTTGGGCCACAGCGAATAAGCGGGGCAAAGGGAAATCACGCGATGCTAAGGCCCGGAGCGCGTTCAAGCGTAAACGGAAGAGGAAGTAATGCCACCGAGAGTGAAATCAGCCAATAGTGCCAGGACTCCCGCAAGTAAGGCTGCGAGCCTGAAGAAGAAGACTGACAAGGCTCGGCGCAAGTACAAGATCAATATTACCAAACGCAAGAAATTCACCTATGAAGGTGAGCAGGAGCTTGTCAAGAACATGATCGTGGTTCTGAAATTGGCGAACTATACCAATGAACAGACAGCCATGATCGTGGGTGTTTCACGAAATCAGGTGGCAGAATTCCTGAAGGATGGAAACGTCCAGAAGCAATACATGCGGCTGAAGCAACAGTTGCCGCAGGCTGCTCTGGAATTGGGCCAGGCGTATCTCATCGAGGCTGTTCAAGCTGTCGTGCATGTGCTCCGAACTGCCGATGATGACGCGATCATTCTCAAAGCGGCTGGTGAAATCTTCGACAGGTTCGGAATCCCGAAGTCCTCGCGGGTGGAAACAACTCCACCAAAGGGCGAGGACGACAATCCCATTTCAGGCGATCCTTCGCTCATTGACCGAATTCGTGGTGCGGCTCCTGAAACGCAGGAGGCAGTAGCACAGTTGCAGGAGGCGTTTGAGCAAGGTATCGCGCAACTGCTCGAAAAGGAAACAGGCGACGATGAGACTTCTGGACCGCCGGCTAGTTCGTATCGGCGAGACAGTATCCGGTGGAGGACACACGGATATTTCACGTTTGATGATACCTGGCGATTTCTTCGGTCGGATCAGAAAGAATTACCAAAGCTTCAGGCGTACTTTCTGGCCTACCAAACCTTCGCTTGCTTCAACCAAGATCGACTACAGCAAGACGCGCAGCCTGTATCGGAATGACGATCCTCGCTCCAACCTTGGTTCTGGTTTGGTTCGGCGCATTGTGAATAGTCGTCCTGATTTCATTGATTTGCCTCACTCTGCTACAGGTGATGAGGTTTTCGATGAATTCTTGGACAACTGCATTCACAACTATTGGTCGCCTCAGCTTGTGCAGATGATTCGTGATGCAACCCGTGACGCGGATACTGTTGTGCGAATTCGTCGTTTTAGCAGTGACAATCCGCTTGTTTCCGCTGAAGAGTGGGAGTCATGCTACCTTGAAATCGTGTCGCCTGAAAGATGTTCCATTATCTACAGGCAAGGTGGCGACAAGCGTGAGATTCAGGTGGCTTACATTCGCCATGAAATTGATGAAATTCAGGAAGAAGTCAGGACGAATGGTGCGGCTGTCACATTACCGCAGATGCGCCGCAAAATCATCATTGAGGAACTGACACCGGAGGAATTCCGCTATTATGACCAAACAGAGGGCAAATGGCGTGAAGACTTGCGCGAAGACAACGTATGGGGTTTCGTGCCGTTGCACGAAGTCAACAATGAATACGATGCCTCGCTCGACGGTGGGCAGAGTGACTTGGAAGCACCGCTGCCATTCATCATGGCGCTGCACGAAGTCATTGCTCAAACTCTCGTAGCGCACAAGGCGCATTCGATCCCCAAAGCGAAATTCAAGATCAATGATCTGACCACGTTTCTCGCCAACAACTTTCCTGACGCATTTGAAACGGATGAAGCTGGGCAGATCGACCCAACCACGTTCAGTGGAACCGTCAACTGGAAGGGCACTGAAATTCTGTTTTTTCAGGCCGGGGAAGAAGATGCCGACTATTTGGAGGCACAGTCGGTTCTTGGTGATTCAGTTTCACTGGCTGAATTCATCATTGACATGATTGCTATTTCGTCTGAGACTCCACGTTCGATTCTTCTAGGGACGAGAACTGACGACACCGATGAAATGGTGCCGTTCGCAAAGGCGATCAATCGAAAGCGGAGATTCTTTGCTGAGTCCATTCAGGGAATTTGCAAGATGGCTCTGGCAATCAATCTCATGGAGCCTCTACGGGTTCCGCTGTCCTGGGAAGAGATTACCCCGCAGGAAGCTCTCACAAGAGCACAGGCGCTGCAACAAGAAGTCATGGCAGCCGAAGTTCTGGCAACCCGCGAGGTTATTTCAGACCGCACTGTTCGTGCCTCGCTGCGCCGCAAGGTTCCTCATATGAAGTCCGACTCACAGGAGAAGGAAGACGCCAAGGATAACAAGCAAATTGAAATCACATCTGGCCAGTCAGTATCCGGTACTGACAGCGGGCGTAACGAATAGTGGCCACCATTCGGAAAATCAGAATGAGGAAAAGATTTCAGCGTCGTAGGTTCGGTGCTAGGTCTCGTGGGGCAGGAAATCCGACCAGGCTCGCGGCTGCTCGCGCAAGAAGCCGTCTGCGCCGTCTGAAGCGGAGGTAGGAAATGGGAATGTGGGCAGGCAAGGTCAGGATGCTCGGAGGAAATTCCCGAGTTGTCCGTCGTCAGAAGCTCGCGCGTGGAGTGAAGGAAGTGCGCGAGGCTCGACAGCGTTGGAGGATAAGATGACAAAGACGCAAATTCGTATCGACACACGACGGATCAATCTGCGGGTTGTCCGTAGCCGTTTCAAGAGCGGCTTGAACCATGCTGTGAAATACGTCGGGGCAAAGCCGAAGCGTTAGAAGGGAGGGAAAATTGGCTAAGATTCTCAGAGCACGCAAGAGTGGTCAGCCGGGATTCACAGTGTCCGGCTCTGTCGAGCGGGCTACGGGTCGCGAGGTCTCGTCTGAGCGTGAGGGAAAGCGTGGTGTCAGAATTCTTCTGACGCTAAACCCTGCGAAGCATCAGGACGATCCGCTTGGGTTCACGAACCATGCAGACATTCCTAACCCGAACGCTACGCCTCGTCCGGGAATTCTCAACGGTTCCATTGGTCGTCGTCTTTCGACGTTGGCTCCTGGGCTGAAGAGAGTCCGTAACCGTTCTACGAACCGCAGCATCAAGAAGCTATAACTGTCATGACTGAAATCCATCAAACATACGAGCCGTTTCTGAATAGTCGCATCGGTGAAATGGGAGGTTTGGACTCTCTCACCGATGATATGCCTATTCCGGCGGATTTTCTCGAAAAGGTCAAGGCCAACGACGATGATCCCATGTTCGTGACTGTTGAAGTCGAATCCGGTATGTCCAAGTCGAAGAATTTGTGGAAGCCGGAACACGTAAAGTCTGTCGTGGATAAGGTGAACAAGGATCGCATGGCAGGAAATCTCGGACACCCACTAATCGACAAGGACGCCTATGAGCGTGAATTTCCTGAGCCACAGGTTGTGTGGGTTTCAGCCAAGGCTCGGGAAGCAGGAGACAAGGTAATTGGGAAATTCAAGGGCTACGTGCTGAAGTCAGCCAAGGCAAGAGACTACCTGAAGCTTGGTCTGATCGACGGTGTTTCGTGGTTCGGGAATTCCACGCTGAAGCCGCTCATGGGCGGTGGGTACGAGGTTCTGAAGTTTGAACCTGAAACTCTGGACTTCGCAAGGAAGGGACGCTCGGGCATGACTTCTCGGGTTCTCTCCCTCGCGGCTGAAATGGAATCGAAGGGAGGATTTACTTTGGATGCTCGTGAAATCGCGGCGCTAACGCCCGCTGAAATCAAAGAGCACGCTCCGCTCGTTCACAAGGCAATTCAGGACGAGGTTCGGGAAGAGCTTACGGAGAAAGTTGGCGAGCAGACGGCTCTGGTCGAGAAGCTGACCCCGGAGGCTGAAATTTCCAGCAAGGTTCGTGAGCTTCTCGGTCTTGCCGAGGGCACGAATCCTATCGAGAAGCTGGAAAACGTCCTGAAGTCGGTCGAGGACTCGGCCAGCAAGGACGTGAGGGATTTCGTGAAGTCTCTCATCGAGAAGAAGGTCAAGACGCCGAGGGCACAGGGTGTGCTCGGACGGCTGCTCGGTGAAATGCACACCGAGTACGAGGGCCAGACTCTCGACGACGATCTGAAAAAGGAAATCGAGGCTGACTTCAACAAGCGCATCGAAGAGGACGAGGATGTGAAGGTTCTCGTCGGTGAAATGGCATCGTGGACTGAAACTGAAAACGACGATAAGGGCACTCGGCATCGCGGCGGAACGTCCATGGGTGGCACCACCCAGGGCGGCAAGACTCGTGGCAGGGGTGAAATCGGCTCCGCTGGAACTGAACGGCGCGGTGGCCTGACGATCACGAAGCGGAAGCTTTCGTAGAAAGGGAGGAAGAAGGAAATGCCTGCATCTGGCCCGGTTCAAGACCCCAAGTTGTTTCCTGCCGCAACGATGGAAGATCAGGAAGCCATCGCTGCTGGTGAGCAGACCGTTTCGGTGGTCACTACCCCGCCGTTTTCATCGCCCGATCCAGAAACAGACGCTCTGAAAATGGAAATCGTGGATGCTGACGTTACGGCATACCAGGCGCGGGAGGAAATGGCCGCAGCACCGCTGGTGACAGCGACTGTTGGCACTCCAACCGACGTGGCGGATTTCAAGGCTGCTGACTTCAAGGCTCGTGTCGAAGCAGCAACTACCCAGGAAGAGCTTGATGCTGCGGCTGAGTTGTATGCCAACTCGGGCAAGGAGTTTGCCACGGTGGAAGCCGCAGTCGAGAAGAAGCAAAGTGAAATCGACGAAGCCGAGTCCTCGGGCGACGGCAGTTAGAAGGGAGGAAATACCTGATGGGTCGTAAGATTTCTGACGGCAATGCGGTCGATGTTGTTGCTACCGCTGCTCAGTTGATCGAGAAAGGTGAATTGTACCGGATCGACGGCTGGACTGGCTTTGCAATGGATCAGATCGACGCTGCTGAAGTCGATAGAGGCGTCGCCCTGGAAGTCACTCATTCGCTTTGGCGTGTGAAGGTTCCGGTCGGCACTGCCGCTGCCAGGGGAGATTTCCTGAACTGGACGACGGGTGCGGGTTTCAAGAGAGGTTCGACTGACCTTGCCGCAATCGCTGCTCCGGCCGACGGATCAACTCCTATCCTCGCTGTTGCGAAGGTGGAGGCCGTGAGGAATTCCACGGGCTATGCCACCATTCGTCTCGTCCACATCTAGTCAGGAAAGGAGGAAATCGAGTTGACTCGCATTCTGCACGCGCAAACGATCATCGACAAACAGCGCGAGGATGGGCTGGAACTGGACTACGCAGTTCTGGATCAGCCCATCGGGGAAATGATTACTACCTCCGACGGCCTGATGGATTTGGTCGAGAAGGTACGTGTCGATGTGGAATTCGGCCGGGCTGAGGCTCCGATTCTCTACGAGCCGATCTACCGCCGAATTCCTGGCCCGTTCCCCGGTAAGACCGTGGACATTGGTGAGAACACGCTGAGCGCCAACGTCGTCTTCTTCGAGAAATTGGAAGGCGGGGAAGTTCAGTTCGGTACGCTCGCCAAGGGTGTCCCGGCAGTCGCCAGGCTCCGCACATACGCTGCGGGGTTTGAGTGGACGGAGGATATGGAAGAGTGGGATTCGACGTGGGAATTCGAAATGGTGAACCAGGCGTTTGGTCGTGCCTACAACTATTTCCTGAACCACGCGCATCTCTCGGCCATCACCACGTTCACGTACACGGCTGCAAACCAAACCCCTGCCGACGCAACGGCTGGTGCTTCACTTGCCGAGAAGACACTACGGACGTTCCAGGCGGCTTACAACACGGCCGCAGGAGCTTCTCCGCAGCGCACTCCCAGCGTCATTCTCGCATCTGAGTTGAACCGATTTCAGATTGAGGAAGCGCTGCTTCAGCCAATCCGCGATCCGCAGGGTAACGCGCTCGCTCAGGTTCCCGTTTCCACCATCGTCTACTACGACGGTGCTCAGGTGGAAATGGGCACTGAAACCGTCCAGTACGCAGGAGTCACCGCAGGAAAGGCGTATTCCATCTTTCCGAAGCAGCGGCTGCTGGAATTCGTCCACCACGATCTTCGGATCGACTCTGACCGCCCCGACATTTCACGGCTCGTCGAGGCCCAGGTTGTCGGCCGCACCCGTCGTGGCATCTATGCCGACATTGGAAACAGTGTCGAGGAAGTCACGCTTCCGGTCTAATTCAACTTGGGGCACCCTCGCTCACCGGCTTGGGTGCCCCTCCTGACTTGGAGATTCAATGCCCAGGCAACACCGATATGGCCAGAGCACAGGAATTGCTCTTGGTGGCAAGGCGCAGGTCTACTGCGTTCATAACCGTGAAAAGAGACAAGTCAAAACCGAAGAACAGGTGGCGCTACTTGGACTGTCATTGGGTATCGTTTTCAAGAAAGGTATCCATCAAATTCATTTATGCCCCTGCTGTTCAAATCTTTTCGTGGCGGACGGAAAGACAGAACGCTACTGTACGAAATGCTCTGTTCCTCCGGTGTTCCCGCTCGGTGGGCCACTTGATGAACCGAAGGGAGTTGTTGCATGAAATTGTATGAGTGCCACAACGCGGCATGTACCCTAGGCACGCCTGGTTCTCCCGGCCGATTCACTGCGGGAGCTTCGGACGATCAGGTACTGTCGTTGACAGGCGATCCAAATACCAAGGGGGGCGAAGGAGTTTGCCCCAACTGCGGAACGAAAGGCAAGGCAACCGAAGAGGAATTCGAGCCGTTTGAGGGTAAAGACCCGTATCAGAAATTTCACGATCAGGTCGCGGCACGAGTCCAAGATGAAAAGGACAAGCTCGATGCAGACGGAGCTATGGAGGCTGTGTTGGAGCTTGTTGAGGGTGGTGGCAAGTGATGAGACTTCACTATCGCGACTACATCGACCATGAATTTCAGGATCGGCTGTTTTTCATGGCTCAGATGATGCCCGATGAAGGACTGGACATTGTCCTCGGGCAGATTCCGAAGGATACGGCGAAATACACATCGCCGTTGCATCTGAAGTTGTTTACGTCACAGACGGCAACGACGGTCATCACACATGCTCAGACACTCTCCAACATCACGGAGACAACGTACACATCCTACGCGGAGCAGAACCTCGCTGCTGCGACGTGGGGTGCGGCTGCTGAGCGTCCGACCAACCTTGGTCGGCAGAGCACGTACCCACAGGTGACGTTCCCGACAGTGGGAGCTACAGGTGCGACCATCAATGGATTTCACATCACGAACAATGCAAACACAATTGCGATGGGTCAGGCGAATTTCGATGACGGTCTCGCAGTCGTGCTCGCCACGAACGATATCATCAAGGTCACTCCTACCTGGGCATACCTGCACTAAGCGTGAATTCCCTGAAATTGACCGGGGAGATTAGGGGCTAGGTCACACGGCCTAGCCCCTTTTCATCATGACACCTACAATCCTTGAAGCACACGGCAAATTTATTCCTGACCCTATTTCCTTGACGAAGGAGGATTTGCCGTACCACGGCACGTCTACAAACAACAGATGGACAACGCCAATTCCAGCAAGCCCTACCTACCTTGCTGCGGGATCACGGGCAACCACTTTCTACAACAAGCTCGATTATGTACTCAGTGACCGGGCATCCAATGATCCTGTCGGTTCAGCAGGAAATCCTGGCGGTGGCGCATGGGGAGCGATCCGTCGCTGGTCGATGCCGGTATTTGTCTGTCCCGACAGTGATCCGAAGAAAACTGTAATTCTGTCAGAAAACTGGGGCGGCAATTCTGGATCAATTGCGAATGTTCCCTGGCCATCGGGAATCAAGTGCGATCCTGCGGGAGACGGTCATCTTTGTATCATCAACGCAGATACTCTCTGTCAGTATGATTTCTACGATGTAGTGCATTCCGCAGATGGTACTCCCACGCTCGACGGATCGAGTAATGGACAGGCTGCATTTGGTAACGCATCAAATCTGGCGCAAGACGCTGGATATTTCCGCTCGTCAACCGTAGGCCAGAAGGCTACTGGTGCTCGGGCATCAGGAACGACGATCCAGGCAGGACTCATCTTTCCGCATGAACTGGTGGCCGGTGAAATAAATCACGCCCTTGCTTGCTCATACCCGTTTCAGTCGCAATACATCTTTCGGATTGAGGATGGTGGAGCCGGTAAGAATTCAGGTGGAGCAATTACCGACAATACTGATTTCACTTTGGGTGCTAAACTTCAGCTAGATCCGGCTTTGAGCGTGGACACTCTCGCCTCAACGTTCGGTTGGAAGAACTATGAAATAATCATGGCGAGGGCGATCCAAGACTACGGAATCATCATGGTCGATGGCGGCGGCTACACACCACAGCGGATGGGCTTCTATTTCGAAAATCCGATGCAGTACGGATCGAATCCCTACGCCTCGGTTCACTCCGATTTGTCCGGCGACGATGTGCAGTGTACGTTCATGGCTGACATTCGGACAGACCTCCTGCTGCTTGATGATTCAGCGCGGGTGGACAAGAATTCGATTGGCGACAGCACTGAAAAGAATTTATGCAATGGGTGGACGTAGATGGCTAGGCTTGCTACAGCAGCGCCAGTCATCGGTCGTGTTGCAAGTGCAAACAGTACGACTGAAGGTGAGGGTCAGAGTGCTTCTGGCACTTTGCCAACTTCCGCGACGGATCGTGTTCGCAATACTGGCCTTGCTGTTTTCAAGGCAACTGCCGTCACGACATACTCATTCTGGCAGACACTTGGATTCACGCTTGGCCGTTCTTACTGGTGTCGATGTGCATTTCAGTTTGATGTTGTTCCAAGCACTGCTGCTGATCTGGTTGCGTTCAACAACGGCACTGCGAATGCTGTTATCGCTCGCCTGAATACATCAGGCCAAGTTGTAATTGTCGATAACGCCGCAGCTACCGTCGCAGGCGGCGCAGGCAGCGCTGTATCCGCTGATACTTGGTTCGTGGTTGAAATTCGCGTCAAGCTAGACGCTTCTCCTACCACTAGCAATGGTGAAATTGAATTCTGGCTAAATGGCACTCAAATCGCCAACTTGACTGGTCAGAACTGCGGCACTGCCAACTGGACACAGATACGTGCTGGCTGGATTGTAGGCGGTACAGGTCTGACCGCTTTGTGGTGGACTGATGTTGGAATCAATGACGATCAAGGAGCAAATCAAAATGGTCGTCCAGGGCATCAAGGAATTGTCCGGCACTTGCTTCCAATTTCAGACAACGCTGCTGGGAACTGGACAGACGGTGTTGGTGGTACTACCAATCTCTACGATGCGCTCAACAATGTCCCACCCGTGGGAGTAGTTGACACCGCTGCAAGTGCAACCAGTCAGATCGAGAATCCCATCAGTGGTACGTCTAGCTATGAAGCGAATTGCGCGACTTACGACAGTGTTGTGCCATCGGATCACGATATCGTTCTTATTTCACCTGTGGCAAGAATTGCGACAAGCTCTCTAACGGGCACGAATACAGGCACGATGCGAATTGCCAATAATCCAGATCAGGGTGCAGATTCCACTGTTGATTTCGAAGGCCCAAGCCCATTTACAGCGGCCGGAACTGAACCAACTGGCTGGCACACATACAAGGGAACGTACACTTACAGTCCCTCAGTCACACGTTCCAGTGGCCCACGTATCAGAATTACTAAGACGACAGCGTCTACTAGAATTCATCAAGTTGACTATGCCGCTGTTCTCGTTGAGCACAAACCACAAGTCGCAAACGAAGAGACCGGAGCGAGCACTGCCAAGGGATCAATCACCGCTGCCAGTGTTTTCGAAGCTAACCCCTTTGGAACACAAATTTCATCGGCAAAGCTCTTCGGTACTAAGATCGTTGAAGCAGGAGGCAAATCTGGATCGCAGAAATCTCCTGTGATGCTCTTTGGCTCTAAGGCTGTGGAGCATGTGAAAACCGGAGCATTCATAGTGGGTGCATCCCTCAGTGGCATTCGCTCGAATGGTGGAACAATTCCATGGTGGCATGGAAGAGGAAATCCATAATGGCCATGCGTGACACTAACGTTGAGATTGCCTCTCTTTGGGCTGAAATTGACTCGTTGAAAGTGAACGTTGAGCAGCTTCAACGTCGTTGCCGCTACCTTGAAGAATTGATTGATACGTTCTTCGACAGTCCACTTTGGAGAAGATTGCTATTCGTTGTCGATGGTTGGCCTGCTGACCGGATCGCAAGCCGTCCGGCTGACCGTCCTTGGCGGAAATGGTGGACGAGTTAGATGGCGACTAAGCTTTTCATGACCAGTGACGCTTCCCTGGCTGTCAGGGCTACCAACATTCCCACCAAGCTCGATGGTACCGCCGCACTTTGGTTTACCAGACCTCTTTCTGTTACGGCGGGTATTGGTACTGGCAGTCAAAGCTCCAACACGGTCACCGGCCCCACTAACGGAATTGAAGCAGGGCAGCTTATCGCTAGCGGCCGTCCTATGGAATGGCTGAGTGAGCCTGTTGATGCAGACACAACGATTTCCGGGACTATCACCATCAACGTCTGGGCCTTTGAGTCTGCTATGGCGGTCAATGCAACGATCAATGTCAAGATTGACCACGTCAATTCCATTGGTACCGTCATCTCTGAAATTGCCAAAAGTACCTATGCCACAGAACTAGGCACTTCAAGCAGCGTCCACAATTTCACGGTCGCGCCAACCTCGACTACACTTCAGAAGGGTGACCGAATTAGAGTCACTGTCTTCTTCGATGATGGTGGCGGGACTATGGCAAGCGGTACAGCTACCTTCCGGTGCGGTGGCACAACCAATGGTGCTGATGGTGACAGCTATATCAGTTTCACTGAAACATTCGGATTTCTTACTACTGCCCCTGCCGGATCGACTCTATATCTGACCGACACAGCCGGGCCTGCGGTTGATTCATCTATCGAAAAGGAAATGTGGACTTCGCGTGGTAGTGGCGTTGCAAGTGCAACCGCAGCTATCAACAATGGGCCGATGACTCCGGTACAGATGACTATTTCCGGTACCGTCGTTGAATGGTATTCCAAGCCGCTTACTGCTTTCACACTTTCTGGTCTTGTCACCGCAAATGTTCAAGGTAGAACAGCATCCGCAGGGCCGCAAGCCGGTCTGCGTGCTGAATTGGCTGTCTGTGATGGAAACGGCTCAAATGCTGTTGTTTGGGCTGCCTACACTCATGGTACTGGTCTTGTTGGTACCGCCGACACCACCCTTGCGATTACGCTCGCAGGCGATGATGTAAGTGTTAGCGCTGGTCAACGATTGCGATTGCGTGTCTACGCCGACGATTATAATTCACCTGGGTCAACTACTACTGTCACTCTGAAATATGGTGGTACTTCGGGCGGCGGCGAAGGTGATTCTTTCATCAAGCTCAGTCAGACAGTCAGCGAGCATAGCGGTGCTAACACATATGAAAAAGTAGGAGCACTCATTGCTGACACAGTGGCCGCTGGTGCCGATGCAAGCGAGCTTGGTAGATCTAGTGTGATTATTTCAACAAGTCGAGCCTTTGCGACGGATGCACCCGAGTACGCTGAAATAGGTTCGATCATCGCCGCTACTCTTTTGGCGGGTGCCAGACTGAGAGAGTTTGCACCAAAAGCCGGTTCGATAATTTCAGATACGACGTTAGCTGGTGCTGATGCTGCGACTCTCAGCAGAATTGGCAGCGCCATTGCTGGCACGTTGTTAGCCGGTGCTGATATTTCAGAACGTGTTGAATCTGGATCACTCATTGCGGATACGCTTCATTCTGGTGCTGATGCTTCTACGTTCGCTGAATTAGGTTCATTGGTAAACGCAGCACAAACAACGGGTGCTGATGCTACGGCATTTGCAGAATTGGGTGCGACCGTTGCCGCAGTCATTCTTGCTGGCACTTCAGCAAAAGAGGCATCAGCTAAGCCTGGCGCTATCATTTCAACTAGTAGAACCTTTGGCAGTGACGCGGCTGAAATGGGAAGGTCAGGAGCTTTCTTCACTGACACATTGCTGGTTGGTGCTGACGTTTCAGAACCAAGTGAATTGGGATCACTTGTTGCAGGCACTGTGCTTGCTGGCACTGATGTTCCTGAATATGGTGAATCAGGAGCGCTTATCACTAAGGCGTTGGCGACTGGTGCTGATGAATCAACGTATTCTGAATTGGGTGCAGTAATTTCACAGGTCATCCTGGCTGGTGTGTCGGCAAAGGAAGGATCTCATCCAGGCGCAATGTTTTCAGCTGGACAAGTGGTTGGCAGTGACGTAGCTGAGTTGATGAAACTAGGTTCACTGCTTGCTGATACACACTTGGTCGGTTCTGATATTTCAGAGAGAAGCGAATTGGGTTCGCTGATAGCTGCGGCGGTCATGTCCGCAACTGATGCAGTCGAATACATTGAGCTAGGCGCACTGATTACTCAAGCGCTTTTGTCTGGAATTTCAGCAGAACAATCAGCCGCCATTGAAAAGGCAGGTGCTTTCTTCGCTAGCGCATTTCTCGCAGGCATAGATGCTCAGGAACGTGTTGAGCTTGGCTCGATCATTGCGGGTACGGTGTTTGCTGGTTTGGATGCGCCCGAGTACAGTGAATTGGGTTCGATCATCACAGCATCACGTCCCTTCGGTCTTCCCACTTTCACAGCGAATTTGTCGGGCACGATTCAAACACAAACAATTCTCAGTTCGCCTTCTGCGACTGAGCATGGAGCGAAATTTGGTACGATTTTCACAGTTGTCTTGCTTGCAGGCGCTGACTCTGTTGAGCGCTATGAATTTGGCACCATCTTGGCAAATGCGCTGCATGCTGGCATAGATGCAGAGGAATGGCAAGAAACTGGCTCTTTGGTAGAGGGCACGACACTTGCTGGTGTATCTCAGAAGGAGCAGCCAGGCAAGTCAGGAGCACTCCTTGCAGCCGTACAAATTTCAGGAATAGACGCATCTGAACGCAGTGAACCAGGATCACTGCTTGCTGGCACCACAGTAGCGGGCGCTGATACTGTCGAGCGTACTGAAATTGGCTCGATCATCGCAAATACCATTTTTTCAGGGACAGACATTCGTGAAGCATCTGAGACAGGCGTTCTAAGCCCCCGTGTCATTCTGGCAGGGGTCAAGGCCCAAGAGAGCACCAAAGGGGCTTACATCGCCACACGCGGCCTCCCAGCGGGCATTGACGCGCTCACCCTCAACAGGGTTGGAGCCTTCTTTGCCGACACTCTGCATTCAGGAATTGGGATCGAGGAAGCTCCTGGCAAATCAGGTGCCATTGCAGCGAGTGGCAGAGTGTCCGCCTCTGACGCTGCTGAATTTGCTGAAATGGGTAGTCTGATTACCAGTACCTTCGGTACTGCGGTTGACCAGCACATTGCTGTACGAGAAGGCGCTGTAGTTGCCAATGGAAAAATCTATGGTGCCGACGTTTTCACTTCATCCAAGACGGGTGCTATTATCGCTGTTGGAGAGCTTCGTGCTCTCAGGCAGTATGAGCTAGTCAAAGCCGGATCGCTGTTTTCCCAGGTCGTTCTTTCGGGCACGACTGAAGAAATGACCGGATACCTGATGACCGGCGATGAAATTCATATTCTGACTAATGCAAATATCGAAGAAGGTCGCATTACCTCGGCAGAAGTTTCAGGTGAAACGATCATCGTGGCAACAATTCCCAACAAAGCGCGGATCACGAAAGCGAAGGTGGAATAATGGCAGAAGTGCGCTTGGATTTCGTTCCACCCCAAGACCCGGATATTGCCGCTCTGCGTATCTTTGAGGCGGCGATTTCAGAAGGCCCGTTCCAAGAAATCGAGAGGGCTACAAACATAGGTGTTTATCCCTCTTATATTTCATATTATGTAACCGATCAGGCAACGAGTGCGTCTAACTGGTTCGCAATTCGATGGGAAAACCTAGAGGGAATCGTTGGGGATATGTCATCCCCAATTCAAGGTGGAACAGGAACGGTTGTCCATGAGATTCTGAACCGGGTAAAGCTTCGTTCTTCTGCCCTGCCTGAAGCGATCATTGTCCAGTCAGCGGAGTTTGTAATTTCAGAGGTAATGGGAACGGACAACCCTTATGATCCGAACCTCAATCCCACTTACCGACAGATGGAAGGAATGACGCTCCTAACCCTGGCTCGTAGTGGCATCCAACTGATAGGTGCTGCTGGCTCGGACTCAGGTTGGACTGCTGGACTGGTATCCATGAAGTCAGGTACTGGGACAACGAGCAAGGACAACCTTGAGTGGCTGATGGCAGAAGCAGCTAGAGTGCTTGGCTTGCCGACAGCGCGAATTGCTCAAATGGCAACCATGGTGATCGCTGGCGGTCTGAGCGCTTATGAAATTGGAACCGCTGAACCGATCCTGATTGCGGTTGAATAATGTCCTCGGTCATTTCTGATTTCCTACAACTCTGTGCAACCCATGGGTCGGACGTTGTGTACCACAAAGACGAATCCGTGACTCTGTGCCCATGCTTGACTCCCGAAGGATATCGTGATCCCATTTGGCATCTACAGAATCCTCTTGCACCTGTTTGCAATTCGGCCGGAATGCTTCCTTCAGCATCCACAGCGAATTTCACGGTCAAAGGTTTCATCCATCCTGTTCAGTCCGGCGCTGTCAGACGACTTACAGCGGAACAGTTCATCGCCCTGTTCGGTGAAGTTGAAATGGACGACCATCTTGGAATTCTCCCCTGTGAATGGTCAGGACAGCTTTTGAATTTTTACGATTGGGGTGCCGCCGCTGAAGATTGGGTAGAATACAACGGCAGGAAATACAACTGCGTTAGCGCGAACCTCATTCCTGATCCGCTCACTGGAAACCCATTTCATCATTGGGAAGTTGGACTCAGGTTGATCGAATCATGAGTGAGCCGAATTGGACTCCCGGTAGAGGTAGTGGACGCAGCCTACGTGGTCGTGGGCGCTTCTACATCGGTCAAGATACTTTCAACACGATTGATGACTGGATCAGAGCCGCCGAACAATCAGGGCGAAATGCTCGGTACGGAATGAATGCACTGGCAATGGTGCTGGCGCGAACCAATCAGGCAATCGCGATGGAAATGTCTCGCGGCCCGAATGATCCGCAAGAGCGCTTGCCCAACGCAGCTTGGAAGATTCCAGTACGTCGAATTTCAAGCCGGTACTACAAAGGCTGGAAGGTGAAGCGGCTAGCTTCCGG